CAAGCGGAGTGGCTCAACAATTATGAGGAATGGAATAAGGAAACATTCATCTCGGAGACCGCTGAGTTCCTTCACTCCGTTTACGGTATCGGAAGCGAACAAGATAAACACACTCTTGCGATGCTGGCTAATGAAATTGATACCTACATTGAATGTTGCAAAGGGATTAAAAAGGGGGGAATTGTTATACGCTTTAACAATGGTGCTAATCTTGGTAGTAATCCGTTCCTTATTGAAAGGGGTAAAGCCCTCAAGAATTGCATCCAATTAATGAATGAATTAGGATTAACCCCTAGAGGCAGACTTAATTCGGGTAAACCCGAGGATAATTCCGCCGTAGCAAAGTTCCTTAGAGGACCAATGGCACAATGAAATTAAAAAGGTCTAAAAAGGAGCAACAGGCTCAAGATGAATATCTCCGCAAGGTGTTCAAAGAAATAAAGGAGCAACAGGAACTGGTTGCTGTAATACTTCCTAGAGGAACATGGGAAGAAATAGCCTATTCAATCAAATTAGCCTTAAAAGTCAAATGAAATGGGAAGATGGCGTTACCTACGCCCACTCCGTAATTAAGGGCGATATAAATGTTTGCAGGGATGTCCGCCTAGCCTGTCAGCGTTTTATAAACCAATTGGAAAACAAGGAATGGGAATGGGTATATGACAGCCGATTCCCTCAGCATGTGCTGGATTTTGCGGAGACTTTAAAACACACCAAAGGTCCTGATGCTGGAAAACCCATTATTCTTGAGCCATTCCAAATTCTCCTTATAAACGCCATATACGGCTTTAGAAGCAAAAAAGACCAAGAAAAACGCATGGTTTCCGATGTGATACTGTTTATTCCACGGAAGGCAGGAAAATCCACATTAACGGCTGTAATAGCACTTTATGAACTCCTATGCGGAGAGGCTGGCGCAGAGGTATTTACCCTAGCAACCAACCGAGAGCAGGCTACCATTGTGTTTGATGCCGCTAAAGGCTTCATAGAAAATATGCCATCCGCCCTCACCTCGTTGTTTATTGTTAATAAATATGAAATAAAAAAGGTAGGCGATACCCAATCCATGTTTAAAGCCTTATCTAGGGATACCAAAAAGACTGGAGACGGAAAGAATCCTTCTTGCGTAATTATTGATGAAGCCGCTCAAATTCTAGACAGAAACTCCATCGAGGTTCTTCATTCAGGTATGGTGGCACGGAAAAATCCTTTGCGAATCTATATTACAACTGCCAGCTTTACTAAAGAAACCAAGTTTTATGAAGATTACTCCTTATTTCAGTCCATGCTTTACGGAGAGGCTGAGGATAATCCTAAGTGGTTTGGCTTGCTATACGGACTTGATCCACAGGATGAATGGAAAGACCCTATAATTTGGGCTAAGGCTAATCCAATGCACGGTATAAGCGTGTTCTCCGAGGCGATAGCTCAAAGAGCCGAGGAGGCAAAGAATAAACCAGCCGCACTTAATGAGTTCCTATGTAAGACACTTAATATATTTGTAAGTGCTAACTCCGCTTGGATAGATCGCAAATACTGGGATGATAGTAAATTTATTGTAGCAGATGAAAGAACCCCCGAAGCCGTATTTATAGGATTTGACTTAGCCGCTACCCGAGATTTAAATGCGGTATGCACCTTAAAACGATATGGAGAGCTAGACTATGAAGCAGAATTTCAATTCTTCCTACCTGAAGCTGGTTTGGAGCTTATCCCCAAACACTACGCAGATATATTCCGCATGGCAGTTAATACTGGAATCCTAAAACTTACCGAAGGTAATGTAATGGATGATCGGGAGATCAGCGACTTCATTAAACACCAATGCGAAAAGTATGATGTAAAAGAGGTTGGATATGATGCTTATAATGCCGCTTCCCTTGTGGCTAGATTGCATGATGTTGGAATTCCTGTAAAAAAGGTTGGTCAAGGTATGGCTGTGCTTAATAATCCTTCCAAATATGTAGAGAAATTGATCCTAAATCACCAAATACGCCATAATGGTAACCCATTCCTCGGCTGGCAATTAGGTAACTGTGAAGTGTATGAGGATGTAAACGGCAATATTAAAATCAGGAAAAACGAAGCAGACAAGGCGGCAAAGGTTGATGGTATTATTGCTATGATTATTGCGGCGCATTGTAGCTTGGATAATCCTTATGTATCAAATAGTTTTGGTTTGAGGATTTTCTGATATAAAATGGCGGGAAAACGAGGAAAAAAATGGGAATCCTAGACATTTTCAGCAGGAAAAATAAGGTTGTCAAAGAGAACAATACGCTTTTTGGACAAACCCAATTAGGTAACCAAATTGTCCGTCAAGCTCAAGACGGCAAAGGTGGAGCTAATTTCCAACTCCTTTATGTAACCACAAGCTCAACGACCAACGCTGGTCGTATTGTGGATATGTCGGTGCTTACCCGAAACAGCACCATTATGTCTTGCGTAGGCGTTATTGCTAGAGCCCTTTCTCAATGTTCAATTTATATTGCATACAGAGAAGATATTGGCACTTTTGTAGATGCCCTTCAATCAGATAAAGCTGGTAGCCGTGATAAAGCCAAAGCAAAGCAAGTATTAACTCTCCTGCAAGAGCCTAACAACTTCCAGTCCCAGTATGAGTTTTGGTATCAATGGGTAATGTGGTATCTCCTATCGGGTGAAGTATTTACCTTGTTATATCGTAAAGACCAAAAAGACCCAAATCAAACCCCAATAGAGTTATATAACCTAGATTCGACTTTAATTACAACTCAGTTAAATCCTGCCCGTTATCCTACTTATCGCCTATCTACACCTTCTTATGGCTTTAATCGTGATGAGCCACTAGATGCGCACCAAGTAATTCATATTTCAGAAGCCGCTTGGCAGGGCTCCGCAGGTTTCAATAAAGGTATTTTGGCAACAGAATTAGTGGCTTTAGATCAGGATATTGACCTATATGCTAACTATGTAATGCAAAACGGAGCAAAACCTAGCGGTATGTTTGTTACCGATCAAGTTATTCCTGACGCCAAATACAAAGAAATTGCCGCACGGCTGAAAGAGGCTTGGTCTTCCATGACAGGTTCAAAGCCCACAGATTTGAGTAAGCCTGGGCAATCCATTATGTTAGATAACGGCATGAAATATGAGCCGTTGAAAATGCTAACTCTCCAAGATGCCGATTGCGCCCGCTTGAAAGAGCAAACTACCAAGCGTATATGTGCCTTATTTGGCGTGCCACCGCAAATGCTTGGCTTGGATGTAGGTAAATTTAATAATACTCAGACTTTATTGGATGAGTTTTATAAAACCACCATGTATCCAATGATTATTGCTATTGAGCAAAAGTTTAAAATGGGATTATTAAAAGGCTATCCAAACCTTTGTATTCGTTTTGATACTAAAGACTTCCTAAAAGGAGCCGCTTTAGATCAAATGAATTTTGTAAACGCTGGTGTGGCTGGTGGAATTATGACCCCAAATGAAGCCCGTGAATATATGAATATGCCTAAAATGGATGGAGCTGATGAGCTTTTATCTGTAAATGCTCAAGCTATTTCCTCTGATAATGTGCCAGTAGGACAAAAAACTGCTAAAGTTCAAGCATTACCCGGAAGTTCCCCACAGGATACGGGTGGCGGAGGCGGTAATCAGAAAAGTAAAATGAACATTGGGAAGAAATAATGGACACAATTAACAAAATAATTGGCGTTTTAGGTTATCAGTTAGTAAAAAATAATGTTAAACTGCCAACAAAGACAAAATCCCGTAATACAATAACTGACAATAATCAATCTATCAGAAATGGGATTATCAATGAATCAGAACCTGAATTTCCTGTGCGAAGCAAAGCTAAGCCTAAACCAATCCTCAAAAAACGGAGCACCAAGCGGGAAAATTGAAGCCCGTGTTACCTCTTGGGGTGCTAGAGAAGGCGCAGACGGGAGAAAATTCAATTATCAGCCCGAAGGATTTATGGAATGGGCAAATTCCTTTACCGAAGCTGGTAAACCTTTGCCAATGTTCCTAAACCATAACGATATGGGTATGCCTATTGGTCAATGGAATGAATTTACTTTTGACAAAACAGGTTTAGTTGCTAGTGGTGAATTATTTATGAATACCACCGCAGGCTCAGATATTTACGAAGTTTTAAAATCATCACCTAACTTGTTTGGTGGTGTATCAGTAGGCGCATACGCAGAAGAAGCCCGTTTTGTTAATGAAGCTGGCGATGAAGTGGATGATGACGATACAGATGAAGCCTATTTCCAAATTACTAAAGGTGGCTTGCGTGAAGTATCTGTTGTAATGTTCCCAAACAATCCAGCCGCCGAAATTCAGAAATTAGAGTGTTTTGATGCCGAAGGGCATTTGAATCCTCGCATAGTTGAGGAAGCCTTGCGTGAGGCAGGTCTTTCCAAGAAGGGTGCGACCACCGCATCTTCCGTCTTTAAAAAGATTCTTGAATTGCGTGATGCAAACAAGGAAATTGTTAAAGAAACCCCACAACCAAGTGAATTGGAAGCGGTGGTAAATGAAGCTGATACTATTCTCAAAGCGTTAGAGCATAGAGAATTGGTAAAAGCATTAACTAAACGCATCAAATAAGGAAAAATCATGATTGAACAGATCAACGAAAAACTTGATGCAATCGAAACACAAACGGTTGCTAAAGTAGAAGAAGTTAAGGCTGAGGCAGTTGCCGCAGTTGAAGCCGCTAAGACAGAAATGACTGAAAAGTTTGTTGCCTTAGAAGCAAAAGTATCCGCTATTCAAGCTCCTGAAATTGCTCGCAGTCCTGCTAAAACAATCAAGCAAGATGTAAACCGCAAGGTTAAAGAGCAGTTGGCAAAGATGGTTAAAAAAGGTTCAATGAACAAAGAATTTGAAATGTTTGCTGATGAATCTGAATATTCTGCCTATTTGAAGGAAGATGGTTCACAAATTGGTAATCCTGCTGGTTACGGCGGTGGTTACAATGTGGGTGGTCGTACCGCTTATGATCCTGTATTCCACAAGTTGCGTTTAATGAACCCATTGCGTGGTGTTAGCCGTAATGTAACCACAGATGGTTCTGTATACCAATTCCGTGCCAAAACAGGTAATGCTGGTGCTCAATGGGGTTATGCAATCCAAAACAACGGTGCACCAACAACTGAAAACACCAATATTTGGCAAGTTGTAATGCAAGATTTGAATGTCCAGTTCCCAATTCGTACCGCCGCTTTAGACGATATTGATGGTTTGGAGTCCAATGTAGTTGATGATATGTTGCTCGAATTTAGCCAGCAAGAAGGTTTGGCTATGATTCAGAACAACGATCAAGGCTCTACTTCCCTGCCATACGGCGGTTCTAATGGTATCCGTGGCTTGAACCAATACGGCGGAGCTAATGCTTCCTACACAGGTGGCACAATCTCTACTGCCGCTTTCGGTTCTTCAGGCACAGCATCAACAAACGGCTTGCATAGCATTGCTACCTACGACCAAATCACCACCAATGGTGATACCGCAGGTGCAAACAATGTAACCTTTGATGACATCATTAACTTCCTACATTTCTTGCCACAGGAATACTGGACACCAACAGCAAAAATCGTTGTGTCTCCTTTCTTCTTGGCACAGATTCGTGGCTTGAAGGATACAAACGGCACGCCAATTTTTGATCGTATGACACCATTGATTACCGAAGGTATCGTAGGTCAAATTGCTGGCTTTGATGTAGTAGTCAATAAGTATCTTGACCAACCATATCAAACAACTGGCAACACAGCTACCAGCTTGTATCCAATGTATTTTGGTGATTTCCCACGATTCCACACAATCGTTGATCGCTTGAATATGGTTCTCCGTCGCTATGACCAAACATTACCCGGCTTCATCACCTTTTTCGGTGAAAAGCGTTTGGCAACCAGCGTTGTTGATCCATTCTCAGCAATCCGTTACCGTTCTACTGCAACAGCAGGCGTTTAATAAGGCAGGGGGGAGCAATCCCCCCGCTTTTACTATTTAATTTGGAATAAAAATGGCTAATCTAATTCTTGAAGCAGTCCAAACCGCCCTTAAAGAGGGACAGGCAACAGTAAACTTAAAAGAGGCATCACAACTTACTGGATCGGGTTCAGGAGTTGGTGGTCGCACAATTTATGACGATGCTTTTGCAAGTTTGCGTCAAAACAACCCAATTCGTAATGCTGGTGCAAGAGTTATCACCACCATTGGCTCAGATGAAGCCTTTGTAGTTAAAACAGGTGATGTCACCAACATTCAAAACGGCTCTTATAACCCATGGGGATATCCAATTAACAGTAATAATTCTGTTAATGGTATTGCTACTTCCTATTGGCAGTTACCAGTCCGTGCAATTAATGCGGTAGTTCCAATTCGTACCGCTGTTATGGATGATATTAATAACATCAACGAAGCTATTGTTGGCGACATTATGTTGGAATTTGCACAACAAGAAGCCCTTTCCATGATGTTTAACAACGACCAAGCTGGTTCTACCACAGTTCAAACTGGTGCTACCTTAGGCTTGCGTGGTTTAAATTCTTATACAGGCTCGACTTCTGCCGCCGCTTTTGGTTCCAATGGTCCTGCGATGACCAATGGCTTGCATACTGTGCTAGAAGTTACCCAAACAAGTCCTTCCGCCATTTCTTATAACGATATTGGCAACCTAGCTTCTGCTTTACCTCCACAATACTGGACTGATCCTAGCACCGCTTGGATGATGCACCCTTCCACAATCAAACAAATCCGTGAATTGACTGGATCAGGTTCAGGCTTGCCAGTATTCCTAGAGGTTGGTGATATGGATGGCGGTGCGGTAACTCGCATTTTTGGATTCCCAGTTATTGCCAACCCTTACATGGATGTGGCTGGATCAGGAAAGCACCCAGTTTACCTTTGCGCATGGGATCGTTTTGTTACCATCGCTGACAATGAATTAATGAATATTTCCGTGTTTGAACAAACATTACCCGGATTTATGACATTATTCTGTGAAAAACGGGTTGTCTCCACCATTCGGGATGTGTTTGCAGGCGTTAGATTGGTAGGCTAATATGCCATTAGATAGTCTTACAAATGGTCCTTTTTTAGGGACTACTCGTAATCCTTATAGTTATGACAAGATTGAGCAGGTAAGCCGTGATATGCAAACGGCTTGGCTATCTCTTGATGAGATAACTCAGCAATTAAACTTGTTTGAGGATCAAAGCCAAGATTCATATCTGCAAGGACTTGAATTGGCGACCCGTATGGCGATTGAGGACTATCTTGGTATGTCCATATTCCCAACCACATACAAGGTCTATTACGGCACTTTTAACGGCATGACAGGCACACAAATGAGCCTTGATTTGCCCGAAGTGAGCCAAGATTTTCAAGGTCAAAAAGGTGTGGTAATTAATGAGGTGGCTTATTACTCAGGAGCCACTCCCCCTGTTTATACAGTTATTGCACCTGCAAATTATTATTATGATCCTACGGGTAACAAGGTAATCGTATCGGGTATCCCTGATTCCGCCAGTCAGATTATGACCAGCCCTATTGTTTGCACATATACCTGTAACGCTAATCCTATTGCTCAATATCCAGTAATTAAACAAGCTGGTCTCCTTTTATTAACCCACTTGTATAACAACCGCTCCAATTCGTTTAACGGCAAATTGGCTAATATTCCATACGGGGTGGATCAACTTTTACGCCCATACAAACCATTGGTGATGTAAATGGCTATTGCACGGTATGAGCAGGTTGATGTTAATAATGTAACCAATTCTGTTGATGATTTAGGTCAATACACCACCACTTTGTCCAAATGGTTTACCACACGGGCAAGGGTGCAGGATGTCCATAATGGGCTACAAATCAACAAGGACACCCGTGTATATACCGATTTAGTCAAATTAACCATGAATTACACGCCGTGGACAAGACAAATGGTTGATAATCAGCAGTTATATAGTATTACATACCGAGCTAAAGATTGGCGTATTACAGATTGCTTTGAAAGCAACGATAAAATGAATATTACATTCCTTTGCTATCGTAATGATCCTGTGGTGCCAGTATGAGTCAAAACAACATTGTCGATTATGCAAAGGCTATTCAATATCAGCTTAAAAGCATAGTAAACCCAGTTCCTGTTTACGCTAATTTCAACAGAAATTTTGCATCAGAGCCTAAATTCGTGGTGTGGAATTTGAGAAATGTCCACCAGCCAGTTTATACAGGTGTAAATCAAAATAATAAGGGTATTGATCGCCCTATATTTCAAATTAGTATTTTTTGCCAAAATATGAATGATGCTTTTAGTATTGGCAATTCCATAATACAATCTTTGCATGGATATAATGGTCAATTTGGCGGTTCAAGTGGCTTTTATATCTCAAAGGCTGATGTAGTAATGCTTTACAATACATACGATAATACTGTAGGATTGCAACAGATAGTGATGGATTGCACCTTAGACATTCCAACATAAAATAGCATTTATTAATTATTTTCTAAAGGAATTAAAATGGCACTTCCAAATCAAATTCTCCCAGGCTTTTCGGCATCGTTATGGTGTCAAACTGGCGCAACTCCAACAGCTTTAACGCTAACCCAATTATCTACTTGGACAGGTCAAGTAGCATCTATTGTTGGAACATCGGCAAACGGAACTGGATCAGGCGGTCAGCAATTAAATGTTGAAGCTATTCCTGCCTTTGGTCAAGATGACGCATCTGCAAACTTCATGGTTGCTGGTAGTCGTCAAAGTGATGTAATTCCTACTCAAAGTAAGCCAACCTCAATGACCATCGTTGCTCCTTGGAATCCAAGCGATGCTGGTTTATTGTTAATTCGTGCTGATGCTTATAGTGGAATTATTGACCGCACTTTTGTTGTTGCCGCTGTATCGGGATCAAATACTGTTGCTTATGCTTTTAATGGTCGTGTAAGTGAATTTAAAATTGATGCGGCACCCGGCAAAGAAGCAACTTGCACCTTTACAGTTCACCCTCGTGGTAATCAATACGGTTGGTCAAACAATACTTAATATTATGAAAATCAAATTTGCTAATGGTAATACCTATGAAGCGGTTGATGTTGATGAGGCTATCGCCAAATGTCTAGCCGATGGAAATGACCCATTTAATCCTGCGATTTTAACTGAAGAACAAGATAAGATTGAACCAACAGATGAACATAGAGAATAGTTCAGATTTATTAAGTTATTTATTAAGCCAAGCCAATTCAGGAGTTAAGAATTGGTTTGGTTTTGCTCAACAGCGCATTACAGGTATTTATTTGGCACATGAAATGGCTAAATATCATGCCGATAAATTTACCCCTGATGAAATATCTGATTATGTAATTAAATTAAATAATTCCATATATCAAAAATTAATCAAGGGTGATGGAAATGGCTGATTCTGTAACCTTCAAATTTGAGGGTTTTCAAGAATTTACCGCAATGGTAAATGAAATCAGAGAAGATTTTGGCGAAAAAGACGCCAAAAATATTATGAATAAAGCTATGAGATTGGCTATGGAGCCAGTTTTAAGCCTTGCTCGTAATCTTGTGCCAGTAGATTCAGGAGCTTTACAAGATTCCCTTAGGATAGAAGCTAGAAAGCCTACAAGCAAAGATAAACATTCACGATATGTCAATGCCACCGATGTAGTAATTGCAACGGTAACGACGGCTCCTGCAAGTGCTATGAAGAAAAAGGGATTTAACGATTTTAAGCCCGACTTCCGTGCTTTAGCTATGGAATTTGGCACAGCAAAAATACCGGGCGGTAAGCCATTTCTCCGACCAGCTTTAGAAGGTCAAAGTCAAGCGGCAACCAATGTTTTAACCGATTCCCTTAGGACAGTTTTAGAAAGATACAAATCAAAATACAACAAGTGAGGATTTATGAATACATTTGCTAGTGCATTAGGTAAAAAGTTTTTAGAGGACAAAGATGCAGTCCGCACCCGTTCATTTGAGCTAGGTGGACATACTTTTAAAGTCAAAGTGCCACTTACGGCTGAATATGAGGCTATCCTAGCTCGAATCGCCGTTACAGATGAAGCTACCATTGAAAAATACTTTCAAGAGCTTGCAAAGCCCTTTATGGAACGCCGTGAGGAGTTTGAAAAGGAACAGGATATTGAATATACGGAAAACGATATTCTGTTAAAAGGAACATCCATGCGGGAAACCGCCAAAAACAAAGCCATTACAGAAAATCGTATTTTGGAGTTTTTCAAGTTAATTGTCCCCGAGGAAAAGGACTTTGACATGACAACTATTACATACGATATGGTGGAAGAATTATTCCCATTTCCAATTCAGATTCAAATAATGGGTGAAATTGGTAATGTTATTTCTCCTTCTTATAAGGAAATTAAGGGAAAGTAATTCGGTCAGCCCGTAGGCAGGTTAAGGCTTATATAACGGCACATGGAGCTGACCCTGATGCAATCTCGGAGGAAGTATTTAATGATATTTGCGTTTTATATCATGAAGGATTAATTGGTAATCAAGGAATATTAGAAACTCTAGGTAATTTGACCGCAGGTGTTTATAATTACATGCGGAAAGAGGGATCTAAACCTTACTCATTAAAAGATATTATTCCAAAGGCGTATGATTATATTTATCCGCCATTATCGGAAGAAGATAAGAAGGAGCAAGCTAGCCAACAATTATTAGCGTTTGTATTACAAGCACCTAATGTGCCAAAGAGATTAACGGAGAAAAAAGTAGATGAGTAACAATCTAGCTCGACTTGGCGTGGTGATGGGGCTTGACACCACCGAGTTCCAACAAAATCTTGCTTCCGCTAATAAGATGATGGAAAACTTCAAGGATAAACTCCTTGAATTAGGCACTATTGCAGGATTTGGCGAATTAATTAGTAAATCAATGGAGTTTGCCGATTCCATTGTTAAAACCGCAAAAGCTAATGATGTAACCACGGCTTCCGTTTTGGAATTATCCAAAGCATTAGAAGAAAACGGCGGTAGTGCCGAAGAAACTGGAAGAATATACTCAGGTTTTAACCAAAAGGTTGAAACTGCCGCTTTAGGTAGTGCTAAGGCACAAGAATCGTTTGCTCGTTTAGGGATAACGCTTCAAGATATAGCCCATTTATCAGCTCAGGACTTGTTTGAAAAAACCATTACTGGCTTGGCAAAAATTAATGATTCCGTAACTCGTAACGGTATTGCTTTTCAAGTTTTAGGAAAAGGTATTCGTGGAGTTGATATTGTTGGTCTTGCTCAGACATTAGAAGAATCAAGAGGCAAGTTTGACCAATACGCAGAATCCGTTAATAAGGCGCACGAATTGCACCTACGATTGGAAGCTAGTGGTCGAATGGTAACCTTAGCGTTTACGCAAGCCTTTATACCAACCTTAGATGCCCTATCTAAAGCGTTTAACGACACCGCCAAAGAATCAGGCGGATTTGTAGGTTTTATTACCGATGTAATTAATGTTTTAGGCGTATTGTTCCGCTATACGACCACAGTTGTTGTGGCATTGGTAGATACCCTTAAATTGGCAGGAGTGGAGCTTAAAAATGTCCTAACGGGCAATTTTGGAGCTATTGTTGATACCTATAAATCCTACGATGACAAAATCAAGGCGATGGTGGAAGCCGATGCTAAATTTTCGGAAGATTTACTAAATCCAAAAAAAGGAGCAAAAACTTCTGCTGAAAATGATCCTGAAGCGCAAAGAGAAATTATTAATGCTAATGCTAAAAAACTAGGTTTAGCTCAGAATTTAACCGCAGAATACAAAAAACACGCCGATTTGACTCTCCAAGAGGCGTTACAAGCCCGTGACCTCCTTACATTAACTAAGGATCAGCAATCTGTCCAAGTGGCTATAAATAAGGTTATTAATGAAAACCAAAAAGCTATTGATGCCATTGATAAACAAATTGCCGCCGCAAAAGGAACACAAGGCGGTGGAGCATTAATTGCCGAATACGAAAAACAAAAAGCCGCTATTTTAAGTTTGCGTGATACCTATATTCAAGCAACTAAAGAGGAAGTCCAAGCAACCATTGATTTTCAACGCACCTTTGAATTTGGTTGGGAAAAAGCATTTAACCAGTTTAAAGAAGATGCAGGAAATAACGCCAAAATTGCACAGGATATGTTTAGCTCTGTGCTAGGTAGCATGAATAGTGCCATTGACACCTTTGTAACCACAGGAAAACTGAGCTTTTCCGATTTAGCGGCAAGTATTCTGCAAGACCTAGAAAAAATTATCCTAAAAGCCTTATTAATGAAGGCAATTACTGGTATGAGTGGAATGATGGGAACAGGAACATCATCCATATTTAGTATTACTGGTTTTGCATCAGGCGGTGATCCACCCGTAGGAACTCCATCTATCGTAGGCGAAAATGGTCCTGAATTATTTATCCCTAAATCGGCAGGTACAATTATCCCAAATCATCAATTAAGTAGTGTTATGAATAGCTCAAGCGGTGGCGTTACTTACAATGGTCCTTATATTGCTAATATGTCTGCTATTGATACTCAATCGGCTACCCAATTCCTTGCTAGAAACCAAACAGCAGTATGGTCAGCAAACCAAGCGGCACAAAGAGGACTGCCTTCAAGCAGATAATTTATGGCAAATTTAACTACCATCCTATCCATAGCGGAACAAGTAACTATTAATGACCAACGCTTTGTAGGTCAAACAATTAGCCGAAATCAGCGTATTTCCACCAGCGAAATTGTTACAGTTGTGCCTTTTCAATTTGAAATGAAGCCAATGAATTACCTGTTGTATAGCCAAAATAGGGATTTATTAGCAAATCTCCGTTATTTTGACAAATCAATGGAGCAATATCTTAATTTTGGTTCTACTGGTTGGGAAAATTACATCAATTATCGTGGTGATATGACCCCGACACAGGTTGCATCCTGCCAATGGCAAACGGCTTCTGCAAATAAAGTGTTGGTATTAGGGAATTTACCTAGTATTTCCTCTACCGCTTTTATTGTTAAAGCAGGTGATTTTTGTCAATTAGACCGATACAGTTATATTGCAACGCAGGATGTCCTAAGAGGCTCAGGCACGACAGTTAATATTCCAGTTCATAGAACCTGCCTAACCACATTAGTAAGCCCCGAAAATGCAGTAATTGGTCAATATGGCACAACTATTGCTATGGGTGGAAACACCTATACGGGTTGTACCTTTCCAGTAATTTTGCAACAATATCCGACATATACTTTAGTACCTATGACCAATGATTCATTTATATCTTGGACAGGAACATTTAAAGCGTTTGAATCAGTATTATGACAACACCTATAACACCAATACAAAATACAAACAATATTCGATATGCGGACTTTGTTCGTGTAGTAACGCCTACCGCCACCTTTAGATTTTCTACCGCACCAACGCAGATGACTATTCCTGCCGTGGATGCTTTACCTTTTGATGGATTAGGTGTTTTGGTAGGTATTGGTAAAGTCCAGCGAGATATTAAATCCACAGCAAATCAAACCACGATTACTTTAGTAGGTATTGATACGGCTTTACTTGGTGAAGTTTTAGGAAATAACTTTAAAGGCGCACAAATTACCATGTGGAAGGGATTTTTTAATCCCGATGGCACATTAATTACCTCAGGTGGCAGCGGTGGTCTTTACCAATATTTTTATGGTTTTATTAATACTTTCAACATTGGCGAACAATGGATGGAAGAAGTCCGTATGTATGTAGGTACAATTACTGTAAGTGCGGCAAATATTCAGATGATATTACAAAACAGAACGGTTGGAAGGTTTACAAACGATCCTAGCTGGCAATTTTTTTACCCAAATGATACCTCTATGAATCGTGTTGCTACCATTTCAACTGTTTATTATCCTTTTGGTAAAAATGGTTAGATTCGCTAATAAATTTGACTTTCCTGTTATCCATGACCTATTAAGGCATTTTTGCAGGTTACATAAGTTTGCAATCCTAAAAGATGAAGCAACTTGGTCGGAAAGTCATGTAAATAAGCAATTAAGCATGGTTTTGGCTGGTGCTGGATTTATCTTGATAGCGGAAGATGGAAGCGGTTTTTTGGTAGCTTTAAAAGCTCCTTGTTTTTTTATTGAAAATGCTTTTTCTTTGCATGAAATTATTTGGCACGCAACTAACGACAAAACATCATTAAGATTATTTAAAAGGTATATTGAAATTGGCGAGGAAATGAAAAAAACTGGAGAAATAAAAGAAGCTCATTTTTCCTGTTTTTCAGAATCCGATTTCAGTAGATACGGCGCAACTAAGCTACAAAATACTTGGAAGATATAGCATGGGCGGAGGCGGAGGCGTAATTGGTGCAGTAGTCGGAGCAGTTGTAGCCGTAGTAGGCTTTGTAACTGCACAGCCCGAATTAGTAATGATGGGCGTATGTATGATGGCATCGTCTGTCGTATCTGCTCTTACCGCACCTAAATCTCCCGAAAGTAACGGAAGCACCTCATCTCAGTTAAATACTGGCTCAAATATTCAAGTCCAGCCAGCGACCAATAATAAACTTCCTGTGGTTTACGGAACTACCTATATTGGCGGCACTATTGTTGATTTATCTATTTCTTCCGATAATCAGCAACTTTATTATGTTTTAGCATTATGTGAAGTAACTGGAAATAGTGCCGATAATATTACAATCGGTAATATCCTTTACGGCGGTAAACAAGTTACATTAAGCGGTACAGCCGTAACCGCATTAACCGATCCCTCTACTGGATTAGTAGATACATCAATTAATGGTTATTTGAATATTTATTTATATAGCAACGGGTCATATAGCGGTATTAATACTTCCCAATCTGCTATTAGCGTAATGCAAGCCTCAGGTTTGACATACCAATGGGATAACACCAAATTAATGAGCAATACTGTATTTGCCATTGTTCATTTAACCTACAATTCCAATGCAAATGTAACCTCGATTGAACAAACTCAATTTGAAGTCATTAATCCACGGAACAATGCTGGCGATTGTATTTATGATTATTTAACCAGCACTATATACGGCGGTGCTGTTCCAGTAAGTCAAATTGATACGGACAGCCTTAATGCTTTAACAGCTTATTGCAACCAAACTATTACCTTTAATAATTATTTAGGCGTTCCTTCTACTCAACCACGCTTTAAATTTAATGGAGCTATTGATACAACACAAAATGTATTAACTAATCTTCAAGATATGACCAGTTGTTGCGACTGTTTATTAAAATACAACGAAATTTACGGAAAATGGGGCGTTATTGTCCAAACCCCTACATATTCAGTAGCAATGGATATTAATGATTCCAATATCGTATCTGCAATTCAAATTACTTCATTAGATATTTCAAATACCTATAATATTGCCGAATGTCAATATCCTGATTTAACCTTAAATAGCGCATTTAATTCGACAACTATTGATTTATCGGTGGTTGATCCATCGTTATTATATCCAAATGAGCCACAAAATAGCCAAACTATTAAGCTCCCATTAGTTAATAATAATGTTCAAGCTCAGTTATTAGCTACACGTTTCCTTAAAGCGGCTAGAATGGATATACAAGTCCTTTGCACAGTAAATTATATTGGGCTTGAATTGGAAGCTGGTGATGTGGTTACCGTAACCAATGCCAATTACGGATGGGTGGCTAAATTATTCCGTGTTTTACAGGTAAAACAAAATTTTATGCCTGACGGGACTATTTCCATTGATTTAATGTTACAGGTATATGATCCCACGGTTTATAGCGATACCACTATTAACCAATATACTCCACCGCCTAATTCGGGATTATCCGTTCCTAATATTTTTGGAACAATTCCAGCCCCAGTTATTAGTAATTTACAAGTAAGTGCGGCAATTCCATCTTTGCAGGTAAATATTACAACTTCAAGTGCCGGTATTACACAATATGCAGAGGTTTGGTATTCAGCATATCCAACTCCCACATCAAGCCAATTAATATTTGCTGGAACAAGCCAAATCCAGCCTAGTGGAGTGCCTTATGGAAATAATGCGGTAATTCCCTATGTAACTTTATCCACCATTCCAGCAGGAGATTGGTATTTTTTTACTAGAATGGTTAATTCTATAGCCACTTCTCCATATAGTCCTGCCAGCTCCATAGTTCATTGGAGACCTTTAACATTTCAATATGTAAATCGGTATCTTTCCGTTGCTTATGCTGATTCCTTAACAGGATCAGGGTTTTCCCTTAACCCCACAGGAAAATCCTATTTTGGATTGATTAATACCACTTTTGCATCGGTAGATTTTGTTGCATCCGATTACACATGGTATTTAGGAAATCCTACTTTTGGCACAACCAATCATCTTTTATATTCAAATAGAAGCAACAGGAAATTTAGCTTTGCCACGGGCACCGCAAATTATGCGGCTGGATCAGCTTCTTATGTGCCTAGCGATACTTCCACCTATGATCCCTCTATTTGGGCGGCACTTCCTACGGGCACAAACTTAATAGATTTAGACCAAAGGACTGGTCAGCTTATTCAGACTGGAACAACCACAGTAGGTAATGGACAAATCTCCATTAATAATAACGATCAGGGATTGGTTGTAGCCTCCTTAGCGCAATTATTGGATTTTGGCACGGGGGTTTATACCAAAACCGCATCAGCGGCTACTATTACCGTTGATATTTATGGTCGAGTGGTAGGATTTAGTCCCCCCGATGTGTTTGATTATTCTATGACAGCTTATACGGCTTCATCAGGTCAGACTTATTTTGCTGTTACCCGTGGAGCTGGCTATATTGTTGGTCAATGCTTTGTATTCCAAAACGGACTTTTATTGGATACCAGCGAATATACCGATGCTTCGGGATCGGTAACTTTAGTGCATGGAGCAACTTTAGGAGATATTATTACAATTATTTCCGTAAAATCTTCCAATACCTCAACTGGTGTATATGCCTCATTTACTAGAAATGTGGTAAGTTTGTCCAACCAAGCAAATTACACCTGCTCAGGGTTTACCATTACTAGCGGAAATGAGCTTTTATTCCTTAATGGCACAGTTGTAAATGCGCAAGATTACAATATTAGCGGTCAAACAATTTCCTTTGTGTCCTCTGCAACTGGTGATTTAGAGGTAATTCAATGGACTAACAACAATTTAGGAGTTCCAAACGGCACTCCAGTAAATTCGGATATTTATACAGTTATAGGACAAACAGTTTATTTATTTAGTTATGATCCTAATGCATTTAACTTATATAATAATGGAGTGCTACAACTGGAAACAGTAGATTATTCCGTAGGAACTGGGCAATATACTTTATCAACAGCTCCAACAACTACATCGAATATTTTGGTGCAACAAACATTTAGCAGAACGGGTCCCGTATGACGCAAGCTTTTAATTTATCGCAATTAGCTAATCGAGTTGATTCCACAGGGCATTTAGATGCTTCAACTGGTCTTGTCAACGGCGTGCCTTTTGCCAATGGCGGAACTGGTGGAACAAGTCCTTCTACCGCATTAATTTCCTTAGGAGCAATTACTTCATTAACAGGTTCTCAAATTCTTCCTAAAGGTAGTGCGGCTCAGCGTGATGTATCTCCTTTAGCTGGATATATTCGTTTTAATACCGATATACATGAATTTGAAGGATATAATGGCACAACTTGGACTTCTGTTGGCGGTGGTGCAACAGGTGGCGGATCAGATCAGGTGTTTGTTTTAAATGGACAAACTATTACAACTAATTATACAATTCCAACAGGATCAAATGCTTCATCTGCTGGAACAGTAACAATTAATACTGGCATTGTAGTTACAGTATCCACAGGTAGTCGTTGGGTAATCGTTTAAGGATAAATTATGGCTGGCACTCTAGTCGCAAATACAATTAATACAGATACAGGCTTATTTAGCACTAATAATGCTTATAGCGGTATTGCTAAAGCATGGGTAACTTTTACTGGTGGAAATGGAAATACTGCTGGAACAGTATCTGCTTCTTTTAATGTAAGTTCAGTTACAGTAAATGGTTCTGCTGATTACACAGTAAATTTTTCTACTGCTATGCCAAATACAGTTTATTGTGTAATTTGTGGTTGCCAAGAAGATGAAGGAAATTCTACTCTTAATGGCAACAGAATTTTATCTCCAGCAAGAACAACAACAGCATTACAAACCACAAGTGTAAGACTTGTTTCTTCATATACTGCTGGTGGTTCACAAAATAATATCTATTATGGATATGTTGCAATATTCAGCGCATAAAGGATAAATCATGGCAGGAACAATAGTCGCAGATACTCTACAAGATGGTGCTGGTAATAGCACAGCAATGGATAATGCCATTTATGGTAGCGCAAAGGCTTGGGTAAATTTTTCAGCAAATGGCGGAACTGTAAGCATTAAAAAATCTTACAATGTAAGTAGCATAACTGTAACTGTAAGTGGCTCGCAATATACAGTCAATTTTACAAATGCTTTAGCTGATGCTAACTATTCAGTAATAGGCACATCAACTTATGCTTCTTCTACAGGAACATCTGGAAGAACTTTACAGCCTTATAGTGTCGCTACAAATACAGCATCTAGTTGTAATTTAAGACCTTATGCAATCTCCGCAGCTTCCAATGAAGCTGATGGAATGTATGCAGCATTTTACGATTAACAAAGGAATAAAAATGGCTCAAGTAATCATATTTCAAAACCCCAATGGCGGTGTTTCGGTCTGTGTCCCTACAGGCGAATTGCCAATTAACGAAGTCTTAGCAAAAGACTGCCCAGCAGGTGCAATTATTGTTGATGACTCTGTATTGCCTACTGGCTCAGACGCACAATTTTTTGATGCTTGGGAACTTGCAGATGGCAAAGTAACAGTAAATTTTGCTAAGGCACAGGCTATTAAATTGGCACAATACAATTCATCTGCTGTAAATGTTGCGCAAAAGCGTCAATTAAACACATTAGCTGGTATTGAAAACAGCGTATCTGATGCAGACTTTACTGCTGAATTGACTGCTGGTCGCACCGCTATTTCTGCCGCCAAAACAACTGCCGAATTAGTAGCAATCGCTAATCCTGTTTAAGGAAATATTATGTCAGTATCTTTATATGGTAGTGGAAATACAGTAATACAGGTGGTTAGTTCAACTTTAAATACTAACTTTTCTTCTTCAAGCACATCTTATATTACAACAGGTTTAACTGCTTCAATTACTCCACAAAGCACTACAAGTAAAATTTTAATTAATTATACATTTAGTGGTGCGACAACAAATAGTTTTCAAACTCAAATTTATAGAAATGGTTCTATTTTGTCTGGTGCATCTGGAACTGGAACAACTTATCAAGCATCTTCTCTTTTTATTCCACAAAATAGTGGTTCTTCAGGAATGTATACAGTTTCTAGTAATTATTTAGACAGTCCAGCAACCACTTCATCCACTACCTATGCAATTTATATAAAAACAGATGCTGGAACATTTTGGTTTAATACTAGAAGTGGTAGTGATTTTAGTGGAATAGCAACAATTACTCTTTTAGAAATTTCAGGAAGCTAATATGGCAGACTTACATGATGCAATTCGTGCTTTAAATTCTTTTGTAATTACCATTCGTGGCGATATTGCTTATGATAAAGATGAGCAAGTAGTTCAATATGATATGGCTCAAGCACAAGCTAAATTAATAGAACTACAAACCCAAGAAGCACAAGCAGAACAAGCTGCTAAAGACGCAAAGGCTTCTGCATTAGATAAATTGGCAAAATTAGGTCTTACCGATGCGGAAATTAATGCTTTAATTGGATAGTTTGATACAATAAATACATAAAATAAGACATGATTAGCGGCTACTGGGAGTGCCTAGTGCTGAAAACCGAGAATTGGGATAAATCATGGCATTATTTAGCAAAAATACCATTACGCAGGTCAGCGGATTTGACAATCCATGTATTGCTGGCGAATTAGTATATGGTCAAAAAACCTTTTGGAATCTAGTATTTTCCTCCAATGGCGCTCCAGTTGATTTAACGGGAGCTTCCATTGATGCCCAAATTATTCGCAGGAATGTATCTAACCTTCAAGATACTCGCTATGGCTTATCCTTTGATATTGCCGATTATGTGCCCGAACCTGCTCCAGTAAGTTTGACTATTACAAACCGAGATGATGCCAATGGACTATTTACCTTAGTCATTGACGAAACCGCTTGGGATGTCATTTCTACTGATCCTCAACTCAATATTTCAGCCGATAATCCTGTTGCATTTAGTGGTCGCATTAAGGTTGGATTCCCTGCCGTAGGCTCAAATCCAGCTCAAGATTCGATTATTTTCCTTTTGTATCTAGTTAGATCAGATGGAGTGGTAAATTGATATGGCAACTCTATCCATTACCAAAGGAACTGTAAACGATATAGCGGTTTCGGTTAATGCTACCGATGTATCAGTTACTCAACAAAATAATATAAATGTCGAAGTTACTCCAGTCGGTAAGACGGAAGTTACCATTGACAGAGGATTAATAGGACCACAAGGACCAGCAGGACCACAAGGACCAAGTGGCGGAACAGATATTGGTGGTTATCCAGTTGTTATTACTGGAGCGCAAAACTTTGATGCGCTTATGTTTGTTAGTAATGAATGGATAAATGTAAATCAACTTGAAATAGCCGATGGCGGAAACTTTTAGGAGCATTAAATGAGCAATACCATACGAATCAAAAGACGGGCTAATGGCGGTGGTGCTGGTGCTCCTTCTTCATTGGCGAACGCTGAAATGGCGTTTAATGAACAAACTAATATTCTGTATTACGGAACAGGCACAGGTGGCACAGGCGGTTCTGCTACCTCTATTATTCCTATTGCTGGTAATGGCGCATTTGTAGATTTAAACTCTGCTCAAACTATTGGTGGAACAAAAACCTTTAGCTCCACTATTAGCGGTTCTATTACAGGTTTGGCTGGAACGGCTACTGCTTTGGCTACTGGTCGCACCATTTCCATTACAGGAGACCTTGCTTATACATCAGGCTCTTTTGACGGAACATCCAATGTAACTGGAACAGGCACATTATCCAATACAGGCGTTACCGCAGGCACTTATACCAAGATTACAGTAGATGCTAAAGGTCGTGCCACAGTCGGTGCGGTAGCTTCCATTAGCGACCTATCTGCGCCTACTGGTGATGTTTCTTTTGGTAATTACAAAATTACCTCTTTATCTGATCCAATTAATGCTCAAGATGCCGCCACTAAAAATTATGTGGACAGCGTTGCACAAGGTTTGAATGTTAAATCTGCCGTTGTAGCCGCTACAACTAGCTCTATTACATTGGTTGGCGGTCAAACCATTGACGGAGTAACAGTTGTTGCTGGCGACCGAGTATTGGTCAAAAACCAAGCTTCTCCTTCTGCCAACGGTATTTACAATGTTCAAACGACTGTATGGACAAGAACTACCGATGCCAATACATGGACTCAATTGGTTTCCGCATTTGTATTTGTGGAAAAAGGCACAACTCAAGCCGATACTGGTTGGGTATGTACCGTTGATCCGGGAGGCACATTAGGAACAACCCCTGTTACTTGGGCTCAGTTTAGCGGAGCAGGAACTTATACCGCAGGCACAGGCTTATCTTTGTCAGGCGGAGTATTTAGCATTTCCAATACCGCCGTTACCGCTGGTTCTTATGGAAGCGCAAGCCAAACATTAAGCGCAACTGTAAACGCACAAGGTCAGCTTACAGCGTTATCTGCGCAATCAATTAGTATTGCTCCTAGCCAAATTAATGCGACAATTCCTAACAGCGGATTGACCAATTCGACCATTTCGGGTGTTGCTTTAGGAAATAGCCTATTTGCTTTGACAATCGGAACTGGTTTAAGTGGAACAAGCTATAACGGATCAAGCGCAGTTACTGTTGCTTTGGCTAATACGGCAGTTACCTCAGGAACATACGGAACTACCGATGGCACAACTACAATGCAAATTGCAGTTAATGCACAAGGTCAAATTACAAGTGCCGCTCAATATTCAATTAATGTGGATGGTGGAACTTTCTAATTTT